CAGCAGCATCCGCGATGGACTTGGGAACAGCTTCAGACATCGTCACAGACTATCTGACAGCGTTCGGGCTATCGGCAAAGGACGCAGGAAAATTCGCAGACGAAATGGCTTATGCAATGAGCCATTCAAACACAACAACCGAAGCACTTGGAGAAGCATATAAAAACTGCGCTGCGACAGCTGCTTCAATGGGATATTCGGTGGAAGAAACAACAGCAGTCTTGATGACAATGGCGAACGCTGGCGTTAAAGGCGGCGAAGCAGGAACAGCCCTGAACGCTATTATGACAAGACTTGCGACAGATACAAAAGGCTGTGCAACCGAACTGGCGAAGTATGGTGTTGAAGTGTACGATGCGCAGGGCAACATGAACAGCCTGTCAAGCATACTGACAGGTGTGCGCGGCGTATGGAATAACCTGACAGACGAACAGCAAGCGAACCTTGCAAAGACAATCGCAGGAACGAACCAGTTTTCAGCATTGCAAACAATCATGTCTGGCTTGTCAGATGAAGCGATTGCAAGCGGAATGTCCTTCAGTGACTATGCTGAAGCATTACAGAATTGTGACGGCACTGCATCAGACATGGCGGCAACAATGCAGGACAATTTGCTGGGAAGACTGACACAGCTGAAGTCGAAGCTGGAAGATATTGGAATAACTGTGGGAAATGCACTGCTTCCATTCATGGAAAAGGCAGTGGCGAAGATTGGAGAACTTGCAGACAAGTTCGCAGCATTAAGCCCACAGCAGCAAGAAACGATCCTGAAGATTGCAGGCGTTGTGGCTGCGATCGGTCCTTTGCTGACGATAGTCGGAAAAGCTATCAGCGTATCTGGACAGCTATCATCAGGGATCGGAAAAGTTGTTGGCAAGCTGGCGGCAATGGGAACAACAGCGTCAGGAGCAACAGGCGGCATGGCTGTCCTGAAAGGCGCACTTGCGGCGATCACATCGCCAGTCGGAATTGCGGTCGCTGCGATCGCAGCAATCACGGCAGTCATAGTGACGCTGTGGAACACGAACGAAGACTTCAGGAACAAGATCACGGAAATCTGGGACAGAATCAAAACAGTGTTCACAGAGTTCGGACAGCACATCACTGACAAGCTCAATTCGCTGGGCTTTGATTTTGAAAACTTCGGGGAAGTGGTCAAGGCAATCTGGGAAGGCTTCTGCAATTTGTTAGCACCGATCATCGAAGGCGTGTTCAATAATATCGCAAATGTCATTGAAACAACGCTGAATGTGATCACAGGCGTGTTTGATTTGTTCGTGTCGTTATTCACAGGCGACTGGTCAGGGGCTTGGGACGCAGTAAAAGGAATATTTGAAAGCGTATGGAATGGGCTGAAGGAATATATCAGCAATATTCTGAACACAATCAAGGGCGTTGCTGACGCTTTTCTGGGCTTATTTGGTACTTCATGGGATGAAGTATGGAATAGCATCAAGACAACCTTTGAAAACATCTGGAGCGGCATTGTATCGTTCTTCACAAGCATACTTGACGGAATAAAGAACGCAGTAACAACAGCATGGACAGCAGTCAGCACGACAATTTCAGATGTACTGACAGGAATCTGGAACACAGTCAGCAACATATTCACGACAATCAGGGACTTTGTATCAACAGTCTTTGAAACGATCAAGAACGTGATCACAGTCGTTATTATGGCGATTGCAGAGTTCTTCAGCGCGGCATTTGAAATCTTGACAGTTCCGTTCCGATTTATCTGGGAGAACTGCAAAGATACAATCATTTCAATCTGGGATGCAATCAGTACGAAGATACAGACAGCAATCACGTTTGTACAGAATATCATCACGACAGTATGGAACGCGGTCAGCGGTGTATTCACGACAGTGTGGACAGCAATCAGCACGACAGTGTCGAATGTCTGGAACACGATCAGCACGAAGATACAGACGACATTGCAGACGATCCAGAATATTATCACGACAGTATGGAACGCGGTCAGCGGTGTATTCACGACAGTGTGGACAGCGATCAGCACGACAGTTTCAAATGTTGTGAACAGCATCAAGAACACGATCACGAATGTGTTCAATGCGGTCAAGACGACAGTCAGCAACATATTCAACAGCGTGAAGTCAACAGTGACATCAATCTGGAACAGCATCAGCAGCACGATCAGCAATGTTGTGAACAGCATCAAGAACACAGTCAGCAACGTGTTCAACACATTAAAATCAACAGTCAGCAACGTGTTCAACAGCATAAAATCAACAGCAACATCGGTCTGGAATGCAATCAAGAACGCAATAACAACACCGATCAACGCTGCGAAAAACGCTGTACACAATGCAATCGAAGCGATCAAGTCGAAATTCAACTTCACATGGTCACTTCCAAAACTGAAATTACCACACCCGAAGATCACAGGAAGCTTCAGCCTGAATCCTCCATCAGTACCACACTTTTCAATAGACTGGTACAAAAACGGCGGTATTATGAACGATTCAATGATCTTCGGAATGAACGGAAACAAGCTGCTTGCTGGCGGCGAACCAGAAACAGGCGGCGAAGCTATTCTTCCGCTAAAACCATTCTATCAGGAATTGAACTCAATACTTGATGAAAAGCTGAAGAATATAGAGTCAGGAACGAATGTGAAGGTTGAAAATCATACATACATTGATGGCGAAGAAGTGGCAAGCAAGACATACACGAAAGTGGATGAACAGCTTGTGGAAGATAAAAGGAAAGGAAGGTAAGGCAGCATGAAAGTGAATGGCATTGACGCAAGAAAATACAACGCGAAGCAGCTGACAGCCGAAGTGCTGCCACCTTCGCTTGCTGTCAATTATGAGATTGTAACAGGCGCATTTCTTCCGACAGAATTTGAAACAGATATGGAACTGGGACAGCTGAAGTTGTGCATGTACTTCAGGGGCAAGAATAGAAACAGCCTGATCAGGTCGATGTCGGCATTTTTGGAAAATTTCACGAAGTCAAGCGTTGTTGAAGTCGATGGCTACAAAGGAAAGTTCAAAGCATACACAGCAAGCAGTGACTATTCAAAAATGAAAGTGAAAACCAGATACAAGCTGAACATCACGCTGGAAGGCTATTTTTTTGACGATGAACTAAAGCTGGAATATGACGGAATCACACAGACAACGATTGACCGACAAGGGACACGAAAAGCACCAGCAATCATTGAAGTGTATGCGAAGAAAGCATTGAAGAATTACAAGATCAGCGGCTTTGAAGATGACATCATCGTGGAGCAGCTGGCAGCAGGACAGACAATCATCATTGACGGCGAAGAAGGACGCATCACGAACAATGGCGCAGACGCATTCGCCAGCGTTGACTTGTGGAAGTTTCCAGCAATCACGCAGACGCAGACAGCTTTGAAGTTTTCCAGTGCAGACGCAGTCGTTCGGATCAGGTACAAGCCTATGTGGATTTAGGAGGATGACAGATGCAGATTTTTAATGACAAAAAAGAACGTGTCGGAATCCTGAAGGGCTTCAAAGATAGAAAGATCGTGAAGACACTTGATTCAGGCGACAAGGAATTGACTTTCAAATATCCTTCGGACGGCAAGCAAGTTGACCTTCTGAAAGAAGAATACTACATCAGGACGAAAGAAGACGAATATGTCATCAGAAAAAGAAAGACAGGCACGCAGTTCAACGAATACACAGCACAGCTGAATGTCGAAGAACTGGAAGGCGCGGTCTTCCCTTATGGCTTTGAAAGCAAGGAACAGACGATCAGGGCGTGTCTTGAATTTGCCTTTGAAGGAACAGGCTGGAAGGTTGGCGCGTGCCAGATCACAAAGAAAAGGACAATCAACAAGGATGAAGAAACGAACGCATGGAAAGTCCTTCAGGACTGTTTGTCAACATATCGTACAGAATGCAAGATCAACAGCCTGACAAAGACAATCGACATATATGAACAGATTGGATCAGACCGCGGACGATACTTCATTGAAGGACTGAATCTGAAGAAGCTGACAGTGACTTCCGACACATACGATTTTTATACACGCCTGATCCCTTTAGGAAAAGACGGAATCGGAATTGAATGGCTGGGAAAGCCGTATCTTGAAAATTATCAGTACAGCAGCAAGATCAAGACGTATGTGTGGAGCGATGAGCGATACACGAACACGACAAGCCTGATAGAAGACGGCATCGCGAAACTGGACGAAATGTCGAAGCCGTATGTCGCCTATGCAGCAGATGTGATTGACCTTGCAAGACAGTCAGAGAAATACAGCAGCGTGTTTGATTATGACATAGGCGACACAGTCTGGATGATTAGCAGGAAGACAAAGGAAAAACAGCGAATTGTGAAGCTGACGGAATATCCAGAAAGCCCACAAAAAAATACTGTCGAACTTTCAAACGCAACAAAGACATTCGCTGAAGTGCAGCAGGAAGCAACGGATCAGGCAAAGTCAGAAGCAATCAAGATTGCAAACAGTAGCGCGAAGAAAGTTCTTGAAGATGGCTATTACACGAAGACAGAGGTCGAAACACACATAACAGCATCGAAGGAAGAAATCGAACTGGGCGTGTCAAAGACCTATGAAACGAAAACCATTGTCGATCAGAAGATCAAGAGTGCAAACGATCTGACAGATGAAAAGTTGACAGAGTATTCCACAACAGAAGAAATGAATGCAGCGATCAAGGTGCAGGCAGACAGCATCACGACAGAAGTTAAAAAGAAGGTCAATAGTTCGGAGTTCGGCACGAAGATCACACAGAACGCGTACAACGTGCGTGTCGCTTGGAATGGCAACAGCAAATATATACAGCTGGAAGCAGGACAGCTGGCGATCTACAACGGCGAAGTTTCAACATCACAGAAAAGAGCAGTATTTGACGAACGAGGAAATCATTTTTATCGTGACGGGTATTATGTTGGGAAAATAGGGACAAACGAATGGTCGGGGAACAACACGCACAAAGGGCTTGTGTTCGATCTGGACTATCAGGGAAAATACATGGCATTTGCGCAGATGAAGTCACAAGGCGCAGGATCATATACAACGATGCTGTGCTTCAGCCGCGCAGGAAGCATATACGATCAGTATGGCATACACTTGGGATGCGACTTTTATGGTCATTGGTTCGACATGTACAATGTCGATCTTCACGATGTCAATATAAACGGCTACGGCGTGGCAGATGGTAAAAGCATACCGATAGTGACAGAAATTCACGACAACGGAAACGGAACAGTCGGCTGGACGACATCATCAATCAGTGTCAGAGGTGGAATGATTACAGCAGTACCACAAGGGAGCGCGAATATATAATGAGCAAAGAAATCATAATTGAAGAAGATACAAAGACGGAAACAAAAGAAATGATCCTTGATCTGCCTGAAGGCGAAAGAGGGATCACAGAAGAAGAAACAGAAACAAAGGAACAGCAGATCAAAAACACGATGCTTGCGCAGATGGATTCAAAGCTGGACTTGATACTTGCATATCAGGAAGCTGCGCTGGAATAACAGGAGGATGACACATGAAACCGATCGAACAAAGAATTGCTTGCGCGAAAGGAGAAATCCTGAACGCAATGGCAACAATCAGTACAGAACACGATCTGTCAGCGACAGTCATGGAAGGCGTGCTGGCTGACATACTGTCTGAAGTGAAGTCACAATCAAAGATGGAACTGCTGAACGCATACAACAAAGAAGTGAACGATGCACAACAGGAAATCAAGCAGCTGAAGGAAGAACTTGAAAAAGCGAAGGCAGCAGCAAAGAAGACATTGAAGACCGAACCTGACACCGATCAGGAAGGAGGGGGCGACAATGGCGATGCAGCTAATAACTGACATAACACTGGAACTGACAGGCGATGAACGCTTGTATATGGCATCAGCGAAGCAGGGCGACAAGCGCACACGATTCATCAGGATCGCGCTGACAAACAATGGCAAGGTGTTCACGATCCCGACAGGGTACATCGTCATTGCGAACATCAAAAAGCCAGACAAACACTTTTGCTATAACGAATGCACAGTGACCGAAAACAAAGTCATGGTCGAACTGACAAATCAGGCACTTGCGGCAGCAGGAACAGCACACTGCGACATTGAGATCAGGGACGCACAAAACGTGTATGTGTTATCTTCACAGGCGTTCACGATTGAGATTGAAGAAACGAACAGGAATGACGCTGCGATTGAAAGCTGCAACGAGATCACAGCACTGGAAAAGAAAGTGCAACAGTACATCGACAACATCGTTTCAACAAAAAATGACATCTTGAATGTTGAAGCCGCGATGAAGGTTGCTGAAGCTGCCAGAGCATCGGCAGAGGTTGACAGGATCAACGCTGAAGCACGAAGAAAGAAAAGTGAACAGGACAGGGAAATTGCTGAAACAGCAAGACAACAGCAGCTTCAGATCATGCAGGAAGCGACAGGGGCGGCGAACAATGCTGCTTCTTCAGCAAATACAGCAGCAGGAAAAGCAAACACGGCAGCGGCACGCGCTGAAGAAACATACAAGTCACAGGAAGAATTGCAAAAAATGTATGAAAAGATGCTGGACATCAAGGGAGCAGTCGGAAGCACGATTGACGGCGGCACAGCGATCAGCATTGATCCGATGACTTGCGATGGCGGCACAGCATTCACGACAGAGGAATGCGAAGCGGACGCAGGCACAGTGTAGGAAGGAGGAAGCACAATGGCAACATGGACAGTCAAACCTAAGAAGGACACGACAGCGAACTGGAAGGCTTCAGGACGCATCCTTGAAGTGAATGAATGGGGCGTTGAAGAAACTGCATCAGGAAAGTACATCTTGCGAATTGGAAACGGAAAAGACAAGTTTCTTGACCTTCAACCAGTTGTTGACACAGAAAACCTTGCAAAGATTTATTCGGAGATCAGCAACTTCAACGCAAACATGCAGCAGGCGACATCAGCCGCGAACGCAGCAGCACAGTCGGCACAGCAGCAGGCAGCGGCAGCACAGGCAGGCGCGGCAGCTTGCAAGGACATCCAGAAGGGAATCAATTCAATGTCGGATTCTGCAACAGGGAAGAAGTACACGATCGGCGTTGAAGCAGGGCTTGTGTACTTGGAAGAAACAACATAACAGGAGGAAAAAGAAATGGCAAGGCTTTATGTAGCAGATAAAGAAACGCTTGACGCGGTAAAAGCTGACACGACTGGAATCTTGAAACAACTTCAGGATGCAGACGGAAAGTTCGGCAGCATCAAGAGATATGGAATCAAGATCAACAAGGCTGACAGCAATCCTGACACGCGCATCACATATTTGTATGATGCAGCAGGATTCACACCAGCAAAGATGAACTTCACAGACGGATCATTCGACTTCGGTTCATGGGGCGAAGTGTTCTTCATTAAGCAGAACAGACCAGTCATGCTGAAGGCAGACAGAACAGTTGCGTATGAGTTAAACCACACAGACCATTCAAAGAAGCTGGACGGCACTGCATCCGATGTCGGGGACGCATCAACGACACTGAATGCGATGTCTGAATTTCCTTTGATGTGGCTGTGTCAGTACGAAGTCGGAAACTATGAATATATCATCGTATCTGACACAAGAGTTGACAGCAACTACAACGCAGATGCATACACAAGAGAAGATGGAAGCGTTGCAGATCATATGTACATGCCTATGTACGGCGGCAGCTATGACGGCGCGAAACTTCGCAGCTTGTCAGGAAAGAAACTGGACTGCAACACGAACGCACAGACAGAGATCAGCAGGGCAGCAGCAAACGGAACAGGCTGGACAATTATCTCATGGAGCAGAAGAAACCTGATTGAAAGTCTTCTGACATTGATCAGTAAGTCTGAAAACTTTCAGGCGAAGTTCGGTCAGGGCGTATGCGGCACATATGTCGAAGATTCATCGAAAGACTATGGAAAAGTCGTAACAGGAACACTGGACGCAAAAGGACAGTTCTTCGGCTATAATGACGGAGCGCATGAAGTAAAAGTGTTTTATTGCGAAAAGCAATGGGGAAACCGCTGGGACAGACTTGTGGGCTATATCTGCGACAACGGAACAATCAAAGTAAAGATGTCGCCGCCTTATAACCTGACAGGAAAAGACTACATAAAAGTAGGAACAGCGTGCAAAGATGGAGGCTATCAGAAAGACACATTGATGACGCGCTACGGACGATTTGTCAAATCTGTCGGCGGCAGTGCTTCGACATATCGTTGTTGTTATTACTGGATCAACATGACGATCGTTGCGGTCGCGCTTGTCGGCGGTCACACCAACGTCGGCGCGTACTGCGGTGCTTGCGTCTACTTGGACTACTCTGCTTCGGGTGCGAATTGGGG